CAAGAATGTTTGGCAACCCTCGTAACACAAGTGCTACACAGGGCGAGCGTATGGGCAGCAATGCAGACGAAGTTGCAGAAGATCCAAACGAAGGCAACGAATTCTCAGGCGCACTAGCACAGGCTAAGAAAGACGGCAAAGATGAATTTGAAGTTGACGGCAAAAAATATAAAGTCAAAGAAGCAGAAGTTGAAGAAGGTCGCATGAGTGATCTAGCACAAGAGATTGATGAAGTAATTGCAGACATGGAAGGTGATATGGAACTATATCCATTTACCAATGAATTCCGCAATGAAGTAATGAAATCATATAATATTAAGGCAGCACTTGAAAAAGTACTACCGGATTATGTTTCAGGATCTAAGATTAGAAAACTAGTAGGCGAGGCAGTTGAAGAAGTTCAGGAAGTAGACGAAGTGGCGGAAAGCATTGCAAAAATGAAGGCAATGGCAGGCGTAGGGTCAACAGCGAAGAGCAACCACGGCATACACGAAGGCGAAGCAGGATACCAATTGACACCAAGAAGTATTGTAGCAAGAGAAATGCGTAAACTACAGGACATCGAACGTAACTCATAATATAAAAGAATAGGAAGGAAAGCAGTGCTAGGGCACTGCTTTTTTTTGACATAAATACCAAACAGTGCTATAATCAATAAAAATTATTCAAAAGGAAAAACATACATGTTTTTTAGCCTTTCCACTACACAGTTGGATAACTTTCCCTATCATTATATTTTACCCAATGGTCTTGTACTAAACACAGATGATGGTTGGGAACTATACACCACAGATTCTCATACAGTTATAATCAAAGGATATGTCAATAAGTGTAGTATAAGTGAAATCATTGACGATATTGTTCTACATGATATTCCCGTATACAAAGGAAACTTCTGTGCGTTTATTGCGGATAATGAACATGTTAAAATAATGCATGATACTAATAGAGCATTTGAACTATGGGCAGGTGATGAATTTGTTACAAATCTTTTTGAACATGGCCAGAAGTGTTTTGCTGATAGGATTTTTACTGTAAACAGTAAACTGTATCGCAAGTCAGTGCGCTTTGAACCATACCATAAAAATACACAACAGTACACGGACGCTGAATTGATAGATAGTTTACACGCTACAATTTGTGAAACTTATGAACAATTCCTTACACACAATACAAAGCCACTTAAGATGTTCCTAAGTGGTGGAATAGATACTACAACTGCCTGGGCATACTTGGATCATTTTACTAAAAACTATGAATTAGTTGACTATGAATATATAAAATTCACTCCTTTTTATCGTAAAAATAGCACTTTTATCCGCAAGTTTTGGGGATATAAGCAAATACATTTGTGGGAGGATGACTGTGTTCTAGTTACTGGTGGAAACGGGGATGAAAATCTATTACGCGGACCTTTTACTCTAGCAATGGCACTAAAACAACACAATCTTTCTTTCACGGATATCCTACAACCCACAGATTATCACTACTCATATTTGATGAAAAAGCCACTAGATGTAGATGATGAGTACAAAGAAATAGCAGATGTACCTGATTTTATATTAAACCTAAACATTAATGATCATCAACATTGGCATCTAGATCGTACACTTACATTTACTCCTTTTAAAGATATATCATTGTTGAGTACAGTGCTATGTAGTAGCAAGAATTTACTTGTTGCTCAAGCAAGGGATGCAGCAATTAACAAAGAACTTGTTAGAAAATTAGATGCAAGCAAACTCCGTGTATTGAGTAATCAGAAGAACTATCTTCAACTTGAAAATATTTAATCAAAAAAACGCAAAATAATTATTGACAAGATAAATAAAAATGCATATACTGTATAAACATTACGGTATGTGAATAGGCACATACAATATTAACAAAGGCACATATAGGAGAAAATAATGGCATCTTTGGCAGAAATTAGAGCAAAACTAAAATCACAAGAATCACGCAGTGAGCGTACAGGCGGCGGCGACAACGCAATCTTCCCACATTGGAATATCCCAGAAGGCACAACGACAGCAGTTCGTTTTTTGCCAGATGGAGATCCTAACAACACATTTTTCTGGGCTGAAAGGCTTATGATTCGTTTACCCTTTAATGGTATTAAGAATGATATGAACAGCAAGCCAGTAGTGGTACAAGTACCATGTGTAGAGATGTGGAACGAAACCTGTCCAATCCTAACTGAAGTGCGTGGTTGGTTCAAAGACTCGTCACTTGAAGAAATGGGACGCAAATATTGGAAGAAGCGTAGTTACATCTTCCAGGGATTTGTTAATGAAAACCCACTTCAAGAAGATACACCTGAGAATCCAATTCGCAGGTTTGTTATCTCACCAAGCATCTTTAACTTGATTAAGGATGCACTTATGGATCCGGACATCCAAGAAATGCCAACAGATTATACTGCTGGTCTAGATTTCCGTATCACAAAAACCACTAAGGGACAGTATGCAGACTACAGCACCAGTAAATGGGCTCGTAAAGAAACTGCACTTACTGAATCACAAATGGCAGCAATTGAAACACATGGCTTACATACACTTAGTGATTTCCTTCCTAAACGACCTACTGAAGTAGAATTGCAGTGCATTAAAGAGATGTTCGAAGCAAGTGTAGATGGACAGCCCTATGACGTTGAACGTTTTGGGCAGTATTATCGTCCATATGGAGTTGACGCTCCTGCAGGATCCTCATCCTCAAGTACGTCTACTGCAACAGCGGCAACGCCAGCAACACCTGCTCCGGCAGCAACTCCAACACCTGTAGCAGAGGCTCCTGTTCCTGCACCACAGACTGAAACTGTGGCAGCACCAGCGGCAGCACCTGAAGGTGAAAGCAAGCGGGCAGAAGACATCCTAGCGATGATCCGTAACCGCCAATCATAAGGAAAAGGGGCGGCATTAGTGTCGCCCCCTTGCAGCACAATGAAATTCTTATGGACGAAAACTGGCGACTATCTTTCAGTGGATATATCTCATCCGCCGCTAGTAGAGCATTGGTTAAATCAGCTTCCTAGTAACAAGTTTGTAATTAAAGAAGATCACATACCTTACACAAGCGTGGATAGGTTGTATGACAGTATATCTCGTATTAATGAACTTTTTACTAGCAAACTAAAGATATTTGTATTTGACTATGAAAAAGTAACGTTAGACCAGAACTTCTTAAATCGTGTGCATAGAGACTGGGCAACAGTTCACCATGATAATCCAGCATTGCCTAACTTGTTAGCAAAACTTGGCGACGAATATCTTAAACTTTTTTATGATATCAACGAGGCATTCCATAGTTTAGAATCACACAGTAAAGTAAAATATATAGAACAACAGTCTGATACTATGTTCAAACATAATGTTGATAGTATGGACAATATATGTGATTATCTACATCATGGAGTAAGTCAGTTAAGTTTGGAATATTGGAGTTTAGGCAGGGACGACTATAATGCTTGGACTCATGGTGATTATGTAGCAAAAATTACAAACTTTGATAAATTACCATATACACTTGACGTAAAGTTAAAAAAGCCGTATACTAGTACATATCCAGAAGATTATGTGCAATGGATGCACAAACAAGGTAAACAGCCAATAGGATCCTACTTGCCAATTGGTAATTTCAAAGGATACACAGAATCAGTTGGTGATCTTTACGAAATATTTGTAAAGAACAACAAAGTTGAACAAACTATAGAACTAGTTTTATAAAGGAATAGACATGGCAAAGCCGTTTGACGTAAGTAAATTTAGAAAAGACATTACAAAAAGCATTGATGGATTGAGCATCGGCTTTCATGATCCTACAGATTGGATCAGCACAGGCAGTTATGCACTTAACTATCTTGTAAGTGGAGACTTTTACAAGGGTGTGCCCATGGGTAAAGTTACAGTGTTTGCTGGTGAAAGTGGCGCAGGCAAGAGTTATTTTGCTAGTGGCAACATTATTAGAGCTGCACAAGAACAAGGTATCTTTGTTGTAGTAATTGACAGTGAAAACGCACTGGATGAAAGTTGGCTACATGCACTGGGTGTTGATACAGATGAAAGCAAACTGCTTAAACTAAGCATGAGCATGATTGATGACGTTGCTAAAACGTTTAGCACATTTATGGCAGACTACAAAGCAATGGCAGAAGAAGATCGCCCAAAGGTACTGTTTGTACTTGATAGTTTGGGTATGATGATGACACCCACTGATGTTGACCAGTTTAACAAAGGCGACATGAAAGGTGATATGGGACGTAAACCTAAGGCACTTACTAGTCTTGTGCGTAACACAGTTAACATGATAGGCAGTTATAATGTGGGCATGGTGTGTACTAACCACACATATGCAAGTCAGGATATGTTCGATCCAGATGATAAGATCTCAGGCGGACAAGGCTTTATCTATGCTAGTAGTATTGTTATTGCAATGCGTAAACTAAAACTAAAAGAAGATCTAGATGGCAATAAAACTACTACTGTAAATGGTATCCGTGCAGCGTGTAAAGTTATGAAAACAAGATACGCAAAGCCATTCGAAGCAGTACAAGTAAAGATCCCATATGAAACAGGCATGGATCCATACAGCGGATTGCTTGATTTATTTGAAGCAAAGGGTATGCTTACTAAACAAGGCAATCGACTAAAGTATACAACCACTGCAGGCGTTGAAATGCTGGAGTTCCGCAAAGGCTGGACAGGTGATAAACTGCAGGCAATTATGGACGACATTAGTAATGCAGATGGACTAAGTATTGACGATATTGCAGAAACAATCGCTGAACCAAATGGTGATGTAGTTGATCCAGAAACAGGCGAAGTATTAGAGGAAAACAATGAGTGATATTGAAGTTGTAATTGATGCTTATAAAATTCTTAAAGAGTATATCCCAGCCAAGGATAGACAGTTAGCAAGCGATCATTTTGTAGAAGATATGCAAGAGATTCTTGACGAGCAAGACTTGTTTCAACTTGGTGGTGTAGACAAATACCTCAAAGCAAGTGTTAAAGACTTGCTTGGAGAAGAGGACTTCGAACTAGAAGATGATGAGTATTGAGTCAATACTATAACAGAATCGTAAATGATTTAGGTGCTATTCCAAGTTTCATTAATTACTATGAAAGCGAATTGGAAGAAGCAAAGCGAGAATGTAATGTTAAAGGCATTGTAGAAAAGAACATTACTGCACTGCCTGGTATTACAGAACACCGTTTCAATCAACTGCAAGAGATTGAAGCAGTGCTTAACTACCTCAACATACAGTTACGCAAAATTAGACGCAAGCATTTTCAAAAGTATTTGGAAGGATATGCCCGTGCGCTAACAAGTCGCGACGCAGAAAAGTATGTAGATGGCGAAGATGAAGTTATCGACTTTGAAACTATTATCAATGAAGTAGCACTACTACGCAATAGATGGCTGGGCATTATGAAAGGCTTGGACACAAAGCAGTGGCAAATGGGACACGTTGTAAGACTGCGCACAGCAGGCATGGAAGATATTAGAATTGACTAACATGACACTGGGTGAACAAACGCTGGAGCATCTCAATCAGTTTGATGACTTTAAACGCAGTATTAAACACATGGCTGATCTAGGGTGCGGTAACGGTGCCCATATAGAATACTGGGCAAACATGCGTGATCTTAATGAAGATGGCGAGCCAGGCAGATACTTGGATATTACATGTCACGGACTTGATTTTAACTGTGAACAAATAGAGCCACAACGGTCCAACATACGTTACAAGAACCATGATCTTAACACTGATAATCCTATGACACCAGTTCCAGTGGATGTTGTTTGGTGTCATGATGTTATGCAATACATCTACAGTCCAGTGGAGTTTTTAGGTCGTGTTAATCGTACAATGAGCATGGGAGGTATGCTATACCTCTGTGTACCTAGTACAATCAATGTTGTGCATCATATGTTTCAGAACTATACCCCACCTGGCCACGTGAATACATTTACTGTTACGCAATTACTTTATTTGCTTGGTTTAAACGGTTTTGATATTAAAGACTACTACTTACAAAAACTAAAATATGATGACGTAATTCAAGTAGTAGTATACAAAGAACGAGATCCGTTGCCTTATAATACTTCATGGTACACAATGACAGACATGGATATTGTAAGTGACAACATGCGAGAAATAATCATGCGAAACGGAACACTGGAAGATCAAGGACTGGTTACTACTTGGTTAGATGGTACAGTGCAAGATTATAGATGGCATACCTAAGGTGTTGTATATTTACAACACCGTTGTGCAAAAAATAGACATCTAGATGCAATTTTTTTACAACTATTCTACAATAATAATAAATAAAAACGTTATGTTTTCGTCAAGTTATTCGTGTTAATTCACCATTTTGCAAGCATAGCGAAGAACAACACAGTGATAGATGCTGTAAACTAACCCCCCAAAAGGAAAAATTAACAATGAAAAGACTACTAGCGACTACTGCCATACTGGCAGTATTGACAACACCTGTTATGGCTGAAGTAACTATCGGCGGTGACTTTGAATGGAATTACCAGAACAACGACGGAACAACAACCACTGACGTAGATGCTGATCTTAACTTTAAGCCTAGCATGACATTAGATGATGGGACAACAGTAAGTGCAGACATCAACATTGACGAAGATGGCGATGATGATGGCGGCAGTAGCATTACTATTGCCAGGAGTATTTGGAGCATTGACATGGGCGATACATCAAGTGCAACTGATGCAATTGATGACAAAACAGATTGGGGAAAAGTACTTACAAACGGTTCGCCAAGCACAGATCATGCTGCGTTATTGACAATCAAGCCAATTGACGGATTGAAAATAATGACAAGTTTTGCTGCTGACAGTAACTATGGTACAACTGCTGGCTCAGGCTATGCATACAGTGCTGCTTACACAATGGGACCTATTACTGTAGGTGCTGGTAAATTAGAAAATGATGCTGGTAGTTCAGAAACAGTGTCTAACATCAGCGGCGGTGTTGGCGATATTGCACTTGCTTATGAAAAGCATACTGCAACAACAGCCGCAAGTGTAGACACAGACACAACCACAATGAGTGCAACATACACTATGGGTGATACAAAATTACTTGTTGAAGCAATGGAAGCCGAAAGTGTAAATGTAGTATCAAGTGATGAAATGACATATGGTATTCACCACACAGTTGCACCGGGCCTTGTAGCATTTTTTGAATCAACAGATGATAGTAAGACTGCCAGTGAAGCAACAAGTGCAGTTGGTATTACACTAAAGTTTTAATACTCTACGAATAATAAAAAAGCAGCGGAACGCTGCTTTTTTTGTGACTACAGTTTAGCTCGTATACGATTCCACTGAACATCTATTTCGTCAGCAAACCATTCTGTGTATGTCATACGGTTTAACCAGTTGTGTCTATCAGGCTTGCTTAACCATCCACCCATGCTAGTTCCAACATCATATGCTAGGCTACTTTCACTTACTATTGCAGGTACACCTTGTATGACGCTGTTTATGCCAGCGTTGCTACTATGACTAACAGTAAAGTGTGTGTGCTTGAGCATATGTTCTAAATCAAAACTGTCATAGGTTTGTTGCACATGCTTGGGTATGTTCCAAGTGACACCTTGCTCAGTGTACCATTGCATATCGCATGCCCAGTGTAGTGACTCTCTGTAGCGAGGATGACTGCGTACTACTATGGGTTTGTCTGTAAACTTTCGTATTTCTGCAATTGTATTACGATAGTATGCGTCCATGTCAGGCATATCACGCCACTGTTCACTGTGTCCGTGTTGTCCACATATTAGTACATACTCGCCCTCTTGTTGCCATGGCTGCAATACAATACCAAACTTGCTTAGTCTATCGTTGGGCATGTAAGTATCCACTGCAAAGTCTGCATCTCTGTTGATCCCGTTTATACCCAACTTCCAAGTAGTATTGCGTATAAGCCCGCCCACTTCAATGACAATGACTGGCTTGTTTTG